ATCCATGTTCGAGTGGCGCATGATGAACACAGGCTATGTAGCAACGGGCAGTGTGGAGAACCGCCCGAACAAGTCAGCGCGCGACGACTTCAAGCTACTGCATCGCTTTGTCTTAGGATTGAAGGCTGGTCGTATACCGGAGGTAGACCACATCAACAAGATAAAGCATGACGACCAACGAGAGAACCTGAGAATAATCACACGTGCACAGAACATGTGGACCTCAGATGGATACAAAGACTATGCACCAAAAGGTGTAACAGCTATGCCCAATGGAACTTGGCGTGCCATGGTCCGACACGAAGGTAAGCTGATCCATCTCGGTGTATTTGAAACAATAGAAGAAGCACATGCAAGGCGGCTAGAATGGGAAAGGAACAACTGGAAGTACAACGGCATCGGCAGCGAGTAACAGCGTGGAGGATAACCATGGATGAGATCGAGTTCCTGCGACAGTATCACACAGTGCGCGTCCTGATAGGATACAGCACAGACCATGAAATGGGACCAACCAACATCCGCAATGCACTGCTGGGCATGCTGTCACTGATTGATGGCGTGAACCAGCGTGTCACTGAGATGCAGGAGGCGGAGGAAGACGAGTGAACGACGCACCAATCATGGTCGGTGGTGTGCCTCTCACGTCACCGACTGCGGAGAACATGCAACTCTTCATACTACTGTGGGGGGATTCCGGTAGTGGCAAGACGACGTTGGCTGCAACGGCACCAGGAACAAAACTTTTTGTTATGTTCGATCCTGGCGGCGATTTGTCCCTTGCTGATCGTAGCGATATCGCTGTCCTCAGCTTGGGCACTCAATCACCTGCTACCCTACTGAGCAAGTTCGGTTCGCCTGATCCGTATGACATCGGCAATCTACTCAGGTCACGACCAGACATCGAGACAGTCGTGATCGATAGCATGACATCGTTTGCCTACATGGCATTGCAGAATGCAATCATGCGGGCAGGTGGTGCCAAGATCAGCATCGAGCAACCGGGCATGCAAGGCTACACGTATCGCAATGCATCAGTGTTGAAGGCAACCAATGCAATCATGCGTCTGTGCATGGAACACAAGCGCCACCTGATCCTGACCACACACGAAGGCACAGCAGATCGCACTGATACAGGTGTCATCACATCCGTGACGATTGCATTGAGTGAAGGCACGGCCAATGCAGTCGGACTGCGGTTCAATGAGATATGGCACCTGTCAGACACAGGCACGGAGCGTCGTATCGCAGTGCGTCCATGTAGACTACGCAGGCCGATGAAGACACGACTATTCGATGCCACACAGCCTGAGTTCGTGTGGCACTACAACGCGAATACCCTAGTCGGTGAGGGTATTGCCGACTGGTATCATGCGTGGCAGGAGGGCAAGGGTAAGAAGCTGCCACTGCCATCGCGTGCAAGTGCAACCACTAGCAGGGGAGGGTCAAAGAAATAGGGCTGTCTCTGGGAGTTAGACAGCCCCAAGTTGAACATGCATAGGCGAACACTAACCCATCAACGGCGCGGGGGGCCGTTCCCCCACACATAGCCATAGCTTGGAAGGAATGCAAGCCTTATGTCTGGTTCATTGCTCACGTTCAGTGAAGACATCACCAACGCTCCGCCACCCGTTCCGCTTCCGGTCGGACCCTATCCGGCTGAAATCATCGGTGCACAGCGTCGTGTGTCCAACACATCTGGCAACGAGTATGTGCAGATCACGATGCGCATCAACGCAGAGAGCTATCCTGCTGACTTCACCGATGGTGATCCCGATGGCACCACACTGATGTATAACCGCTTGGCTATTGATGACACGCCCACCAACCGCCACCGCTGGCGTGTGTTCATGGAGAAGTGCGGTGGTCCGTTGGGTCGTAGCATCGACCTCAACGCACTCGTTGGACTGACGTGCACGGTAGAGATCGCACATCAGGAATTCGAGGGCGAACAGCGTGCACAGATCGCACGCGTGCTTGCGCCATAGCATGTGTGATGCTAGCATATAGGTGCCGTCAACCAAGGAGGATACATGGCACTCGCAGTTCACCAAGCCGATCCCAACCAGCCTGCACCCGTAAAGGCAAGGCGCAAGCGTTCACCGTCTGTGCCACAGCCCGTGTTCTTCGTCATTCAGATGACGGATGAACAGGGTCAACCCGTTGCATTCGACAAGAAGCGCATCAAGCTCGTAACTGTTGAGCGTGATCCGAACATCGTCATGGAACTGATGGATAACGCCACGCATCAACATGCATTCTACCTGCGCGGTGTCGTGCCTGTGAAGCGCGTCGGCCAACCGCGCGCAAATCCAGCGCAGACCGCGTAGGCTAGCGGCTACGTGCACACATCACCCCGTGTGCACGTAGCTCGCCGCTCCTTTCAGTGCACAAGGAACGCCAATGCCAACCGCATATGACAACATTGTATGGGACGAACGGCAAGCAGAGGCTATCGATGCATGCTGCGACATCAGCAAGCGTATCGTGGCAGTGACAGGCAAAGCAGGCACAGGCAAGACATTGCTGCTACAGGAAGTCGCGCGTAGGCTAGTCGAGAAAGGCTACGTGGTGCAGTCCAGTGCACCAACAGGCAAGGCAGCGAAGCGTATCCGTGAATCTACCAGTCTGCCAGCGATGACCAACCATCGCATGCTTGGCTATGGCATGCCACGTGAGGTCGAAGTAGACGACGAGAAGACAGGTGATCGCGTGATCATCAAGGTATCGACCGGACCGAAGTTCGACAGGATGCGACCGCTTCCATACGACACGATCCTGTGTGATGAGTATGCGATGGTCAACCAAGAGATACATCGCAACCTGATTGACGCGTTGAAGGGTGGTGCACGCATCTGCATGTTCGGTGACGTGAACCAGTTGAAGCCAATCGAGGAAGACCATCGATTGGATAGCAAGCCGAGTGCGTTCATGGTAGCGTTGGAGAAGTTCGGTGGCATCACACTTGATACCATTCATCGACATGACGCGGGGTCAGGCATTGCTAAGAATGGTGCCCTCATCTTGTCTGGAAAGATGCCACGTGGTAGTGATGACTTTACACTACGACAAACGGATCAACCTGTCCGTGCAGTGCAAGAATTTGTCGAGGTGTCTCTTGCACAAGGCCACAACTATGCAGATACCGAGCATCAGATTGTAACCTGCATGAACAAGTCATGGATCGGAACACAGAAGCTCAACGTCGTGTTGCAGGCTATGTTCTGGGATCGCACCCGTCCGTTCCTAGAACTGCCACGCTACCGCACTGCTGGCGTAGAGAATCCACCGATCCGCGTGCAGGTAGGCAGCAAGGTGGTCTACACAGCGAACACATATGATATGGGTGACAGCGAGAGCTACGCATTCAATGGCGAAGTGGGTATCGTCGTGAACATCAGCTTCGAGGAAGGCAGCGTAGAGATCGACTTCGGTGATCGCACTGTGATCGTGCCACCACTGATCGTAGCAGTGTATCAGGATGGCCGTGCAGTCGAGCAAGATCCCCGTAGGAATATCGATCATGCGTATTGCCTAACTACCCATAAAATGCAGGGCAGTGAGGTGAAACATGTTTGCTACGTCATAAATAAATCAACAGCATGGGGTCAGTCCCGACGCAACTTCTACACCGCTATCACACGGGCACGCGAACACTGCACTGTGTTCTGTGATATGATCTCAATGGCGAAGTCAACAAAGTATGCTGGATAACCAGCAAGGAGACATGCAATGGCGTTCACCAGAGTAGAGAAGCTCCGCACCGGTGGCAACATGCCAACCGAACCGCAGGTCACAATGGGTGCATACCTTGCCGATGGCAAGGCACACAAGAGCAAGCAGATAAGTATCCGCATCTCACGTCCGCTGCTTGCACAGCTTGGTTGGGAGCCAGAGAACAACAAGCTCCACATCGCCATCAACGAAGGCAGTGGTGAGGATGCTGGTTTCTTGCAACTCATTCCTGATCCAAAGGGCAGGCGCATGACACTAGAGCCAGACTCTAATCAAGGTGTGGCATGCAACGCGACAGTGGATAGCTTCAAGCACTACGTTCTCAATGAGTGTCCTGTGTCTACGATGGTAGTGACACACATCGTGGATGGCAGTGCACTCATCATCGAATGCCCTGACTGGTTACGCTTCAACCCACTGAGTGTGCCACAACCTGAGCCGAAGCCTGAGCCGAAGATAGTTGACATGCATCCAGGCCGTGGACGCAGGAGACAACCCCGATGATGATAGCCCCTGTCTCAACGATAGGAGAGATGAATGTCGAACTGCGCAGTTGCGTTCTTGGCTGTGGTCTTCCTTATGATTGCGGTGCTGGCGGCAAGTTGTCGTCTGCTATTGCTATCGTAGCCGAAGCACCGGGTGAGCGTGAGGTCCAGCAGAAGGTGCCACTGATAGGAGGCAGTGGCAAATACCTGTGGGACATACCACGTAAGGACAGGCTCACGCGCAACGATGTCTACATCACCAACGTGGTGAAGCGCAAGCTGGTGAGTGCAGCCGATGGGGTAGAACTGAATGACAGGCAAGGCAAGCTCACGCTCACGAAGCAGGAGCGTGCCATGTGGCGTCATATACTTTGGGAAGAACTCAGCAGGCTGCCGAATCTGCAATACGTTGTTGCTCTGGGAAGCTATGCACTGCACGCGCTTGTCGGATATGAGACTATTACCAAGGCACGCGGTTCTGTCTTCCCACTCGATATCAATGGCCATCGAGTGCAGGTCTTGGCAACCTACAACCCCGCCCACGTGATGCGTGAACCACGTATGGAGATCGTGTTCCGTATGGACCTGAACAAGTTGCAGAAGCTAATGAAGGGAACGTTCAGTGTTCCACATATCGCTGCTCTCATCAATCCTACATTCACCGAAGCGATTGACTTCCTACGTTGGGCACGGACGCTTGATGCGCCGCTTTCCTACGACATTGAGACGATGGCTGGTGAGACAGCATGCATCGGCTTTGCACCAGCGAATGACGTGGGCATATGTATCAACTTCCGTTCACAAGGCGAAAATCATTACTCTCTTGAGCAGGAGAGGATCATTCGTCAAGAACTACAGTCGGTGCTTGCAGATAAGCGAGTTGCGCTTGTTGCACAGAATGGCCACTACGATGCTACGTGGCTCTGGTTCAAAGATCGTATTAGTGTTCACGCGCATTGGTTCGACACGATGCTTGCACATCATCTACTATACCCAGGGCTGCCACACGATCTGGGCTTTATCACCGCTCAATATACAGACCATCCATACTACAAGGATGAAGGTCAGCTATGGAAGGAAGAGGGAGACATAGACGCGTTCTGGGAATACAATGTCAAAGACTGCTGCATCACACGCATCGTGTCTGAGAAGATGCAGCAGGAGCTACGTGACACAGGCATGCATGACATGTTCCACAACCACGTCATGCGGTTACAACCTGAACTCGTGGAGATGACAGTCAACGGAGTGTCAGTGGATGACCGACTCAAATCCCGATTCGCAGATGAACTCGGACGAAGCCTGGAAGCTGCACACGAGGTATGTCAAAGCGCGGCTCGTGTGGCAACTGGCAAACCAGATTACCAGTTTAATCCCCGCAGTCCTACTCAACTCGCTGCGTTACTGTTCGATGAACTACACTTGGTCGGACGAGGAACAAGTACGGATAAGGAAAATCGTGACCGTATTAGAAGGCATCCGCGAACTCCACTTGCAGCTAGAGACCTTGTCGCAGCCATTGATCGATACTTACAAGAGGCCAAGTTCGTCAGCACCTACGTCAATGCCGAGCCAGATGACGACGGACGGTGGCGATGCGCATACAAGCAGACCGGAGTAGCTTCGGCGCCCGGACGCCTCTCTAGTTCACAGACTGCTTGGGGCAGTGGTCTTAACATGCAGAACATCCCCGAGAACGCGAAAGGAATGTTCGTTGCACCCCCAGGTTGGGAGTTCAGCTATTACGACATGAGCCAGATCGAGGCACGGATTGTTGCGTATCTCGCAGACATCACCGAATGGAAACACCAGTTCGAGAATGCACGCTTGCATCCTGGCACGTATGATGCACATTGTGCTCTAGCGTCTACGATGTTCAAGGTGCCCTATGAGCAAGTTCCGAAGTATGATCGCGATGGAGATGGGAAGCCTACCATCCGATACGTTGCCAAACGATGTCGCCATGGCCTCAACTACCGGATGGCACCCGACAAGCTCTCTACAGTCACCGGCTTGGCAGCAGTCGAAGCTGA